CTCCTACAGGTGCTATTATCGTGCGTTTAGTTGCTAATGCTGGAATAGAGGCTGCACTGGCACAAACACCAGTAATTTCTGCAACAGAATCACCAGGGAATTTTTTTATATGTGACCAAATCTCAGAAGCTGCATATACAGATCCTCCATGACTATTAATATTAACGATTAGCTCTTTTTCCCGATTTGAAATAGCTCTATCTATTTGTTGCATAATGCGCTTAGGACTTACCGCTGGAACATCAAAGTAATCATAAATCCATTGTTCACCATCTGATACAATTGCCCCTCGTATATCAATCCTCGCCATCTTCTTTCACCTCCTTTTGTTGAAGTGCACTTTTCATCAACTCTGTATACGTAGCATCCAATCCAGCCTCTCTTCGCGCCTTTTCTTCACGAATACGTTGTGAATGGTTACTCCAATAATTGGCCCCTGTAAGCTCTGTAGTTTCTCGTGCTCTCGTACTAAAACCATTTTCAACTCGAATAACTGCGGCATTTACTTCTTTTAACGGATCTAACTGTCCTTGACTCGGTCCATTCCACTCAGCACCACTGTACGCTTTTCGAATAAGGGGATCATATAAAAAGCCAGGTGCTTTTATTCGACCTAGTAGCACCGCTTCAGTTAAAAATTCTTCATATATTGGTTGGCAAAAACGAGTTGCTAGGAACATGCGTCGCATTCGAAACATTTTCCACGCCTCAAGAAGTGCTGCTCGTGATGCAGAATAAGAACTAGTAAAGTGTTTTAAAAGCACTTCATATGGTAATTCGAGCGCAGCACCTACTTGTCTACAAATAGACACTACAAATGGATCAAACGATGCATTATTACGTGAAGGATTAGAGGTACTAGCTTTCTCTCCTTCTCCTAACTCAATAATTGCTCCAGGTCCTAGTTCATAACTTAAAACATCCTCTTTATCCACTTGATCTGTTTCAACAATTGCCTCTCCAAGCACTGGACCATTATCTTCATCTTTCGTTTCTATAAACACAGTAAAAAGAGATGATACCAATGCAGCTGTTAATTCTGCTTCTGTATACCTACCTAATTGTTTTAAACTTTCTATCACTGGTGCCAGAATAGGGACACCCCGACGTTGTTCTGGACGCTCTGACTCCATTAAATGCAATATATTTTGCCTACCAGATTTGGCGCCAAATTTTTCTATACGAATCCATTCTTTTTTTACAGTATTTGACTCAGCTAATGGATGTTGATTGAGAATGTGATAAGCTTCTACTTCTCCATAAGTGCCTAACTCAACACCGTTTATAATATTAGGGTTATTTCCATTAGGCGAAGAGATACGATCCGCTTCTATTAATTGAATTCTCAATCTATACATATGTTGACTGTGTTTTCGATAAGGTAAAATTGTAAATACTTCTCCTGACAAGAGAAAAGAAATTAAAGCTAATTGTTGTAATTCGTAAAAAGTGTGCATTTGCAAAGCATCACACAAAATTGACTCTGCCCATAAAGAAAATTCTCGTTCAGTAGTTGTTTCCCATTCATCTGCTTGTTCCTCTGTTAGCCCCAAAAACTCATGATCGATTCGCGCATTTAAAATAAGCCCTGCTCCTACTGCATTTGTACGAATATTTTTAATTGCACCAGTTGCAAGAGGAGTATTCATATACAAATCCCTGGCACGTTGACGCAGAGTGTCTAAATTGTCATCAATATCTTCTTTTGTACTGCCTCCTCTGAAAATCCAACCAAGTAACGATTTTTTTCTTCTGCTCGCCCCACTATTTGAATAACCTGTATTTAATATATCTAGTCGTCTACGAGCACCTAGTCGTTTTACTGCACGCTCAGGAGAGAAAGCAGCAATCATTTTATCAAGCGCATTCATTATTAATTACACCCCCTATAAATCGCGCGGAACGACTCTCATTACTCTTCTACGACCACGACCTGTCGCTTTTGCGTCAGCTGTAGCCAATTCTTTTTTCCAAAATTTAATTTGCTCACGCACTTGTGCTAAATTTGCTCGCTCAACTCTTTGGTTATCAATAGAGTAACTTTGCCCTTTTGCAATAGCCTCTTCAGCATCAAGCCACATCTGAAGTCGCTTTTTTATCTCCTCCACAGAAAATGCCATAAGCTACAAACCTTTCGAAATAGTTCTTCTTTTTTTTTACGCCTTACTGTTTGCG